CAAATACTTAGAAAGGAGTTTCAAACTATGAAACGAAAGTTTTATGGGCTACTTCAAAAAGCCTATTTACGTTCAGATCCAGCACGTATCAAAACAAAGCTGGGCATGAAATTGCATACTTTGATATTTCATAATATTGAAGATGCCTTTGATAAATGGGTTGTTGAACAGCCCTATGAACTTGAACCCTTTGAGTACCTCTTATGAGGTACTCTTGGTTCACAAACTAAGAAAGGAGGCCATAATCAAAATGGCAACTAATCGAAATCAAGCGTTTTCTTCGTACTTTGATTTACCCAATCCAGGATTACGGGCTTATTTTGACCGTGTGGAGAAGGGAAATGACGAAGAATACCGAACAACTTTCTTCAAAGGTAAGTCACTTGAAGACATTCTTCAGGGTTGGGAAGGTACTCTTACCCAAATCGGCACAAAATGGCCGACTCTGTTGGAATTTGAGAATGACTTACGTAAGAAAGTCGGACCATTATCCATTATGAAACCTCTTAAAGAGAGGATTCCGGATATTGATTCTTACTATGATTCCATCCTCCTGGAATCACAACCAATTTCTAGTGAAGCAGTCGCAGCCACTATTAATTGGCTCAAACCTCTGCGTGGTTTGAGAATCCGAGATCAGCGGAAAACAGTCGACGTGATGAAAAAGTCTACTAACAGTGGATCACCTTATTTCACCAAGCGTCGCTCAGTAATCAAGAAAACTATACCATGTGAGTTGGAGCAAGACGGGCCAACTTGTCAACAAATATTGAATGACAAAAACATATGGAATGCTTGTGCCATACTTGGATGGCGTGGCCAAGAAGGTGGACCTGAAGCTGAGGATGTTAAACAGCGAGTAGTATGGATGTTTCCTTTTGCTGTTAACATTGAAGAACTGAGACTTTATCAACCACTAATTGAAACATGTCAACGTTTTAATTTAGTACCTGCTTGGGTTGGTATGGATGCAGTTGATAAAGAAATTACTAAATTGTTTGACACAAAGAGTAGTGACGATCTGATCATTTGCACTGACTTTTCAAAATTCGACCAGCATTTTAATAGCGATATGCAACAGTGTGCGTACAATGTTTTGAGTGCATTGCTTACGAATAATAGCGATTCAAATTATTGGCTGGACGAAGTATTTCCAGTGAAGTACAATATACCTCTAGCGTACTCCTGGGACGCAATTCGTTATGGAGACCACGGTATGGGCAGTGGATCCGGCGGCACAAATGCCGATGAAACGATTGTTCATAAAGCGTTACAATACGAAGTTGCTCTGTCCCATAATGCAGAGTTAAACCCTCATTCAATGTGCTTGGGTGATGATGGCTTACTTAGTTATCCAGGTATTACAGTGGATGATGTAGTGTCAGCATATAGCAGCCACGGTCAGGAAATGAACACTGACAAGCAATATGCTAGCAAACATGACTGCACATATTTACGTAGGTGGCATCACACAGATTATCGCATAGATGACATATGTGTAGGCGTTTACTCAACATACCGAGCTTTAGGTAGGTTGGCTGAACAAGAGCGTTATTATGACCCTGAGGTGTGGGGTCCAAAGATGGTCGCTCTGCGACAATTATCGATACTGGAGAATGTGAAATATCATCCATTACGCGAAGAGTTCGTGGACTATTGCATGAAAGGCGACAAATACAGATTGGGTATTGACTTGCCAGGCTTTCTTAATAATATTGAGCAAGAAGCAAAGAAAGCTACTGACTACATGCCGGATTTCTTAGGCTATACTAAATCGTTGCAATTAGATGGCCGATACAATGAGGAAAGGACTGGTATCGAGTCCTGGTGGATAGTGAACTATCTGAAATCCAAAGCTTAAAGTTGGG